GCCAGGGCGCGGCGCGTTTGTTGAATACTTTACGCTTATAAAAAATCCTGAGATTATGGTCAAGCGTATTGCAAGTAAATTCAATATACCTTTGAATCCTGTTTTCCATGATATTAAAAATAATATGGGTGAAGGTACTGACAGAAAGAGCGTAAATCATATTACACCGGAGCCCTTTAATAAAATTGATTATTATAAAAATCAGGAATATATGAAAGAATTGACTGACGGTGAAAAATATTTCATTTCTGAGAAGGCTGATTTTCGTTTGTTTTCTGCGTGTCAAACTTTTTTGTGAATTCAAAGATTGCTTCTTGTTTTATTTTATTCCCCAAGTGATAAAGCCCGCAATGCTGGCAATGATATATTTTAAGTTTTCGGCCTCTATATCCATTTTGTTTTCGTTGGTTGCGTTTTGCCTCGTCTTTGTCTAAAAAGCTTCGTTTACGCTTGCAAGTGTATGGGGTGTTGAAGAAGTCTTTTCTCATGCACTTTTTATTATTTTCTTAAACACTCTCTTCCTCAGACTCTTGTCCGATTCCGTAAACTTCCAGAAATATTTTACACGGCTTAAATCATACCGCTTTGCGACGCCGTCAAGTTCCGGGTCAGTTACGAAGGGGAGGTAGTTTGTGAGTTTTGAAAATAGTTTTTTCATTTATTTATCCTTTCCCATTCTCTGTCAATCAACATTGCGACAAGCCCGGAGAAATTATGACTGTAAAATTTCATCAAGTCTTTTGCCCTTGATATTGTTTGACCTATTAATGAGACGGTTGTTCTTTTTTTCATTATGGTAAACGTATGGCAATAATATGGCAAGTCAAACACTTTTCTTTCATTTTATTAAATTCCGCTTGTTATCCTGTATAAAGAAGCGATTCACCGTCAAAAGTGTCTTATAAACTTAATTCAAATATACAAATAAAGGAATGGGAAAAAACCCGTGAGGGCTTTCTTAAAATACCCGTTGTCGTGATATCTGAAGAAGTTCTTGATTATCCGGAATTCGGCACACAGGAATATATTGGCCCGGATATTTACAGCCCGGAATTCTTAAAGCAAATCGACGGACTTCCTTTCGTCCTTGAACACCCTATGGAAGCGGGTCAACCCGTTGACGTTACTTCCGAAAACTACAAGCGATATATTAAAGGCGCACTGTCAAATCCAGAGGCGCAAAAAGAAAAGCGGCGTGTTGTCGCTGACTTGACTGTCTATGACAAAGACACCGCCAGCGCAATCGAAGCAGGAGACATTAAAGAACTGTCCGCAAAATATGAAAGCGTTGACGTAAAAGAAAACGGTACTTTTGACGGTAAAAAGTACAACGTAAAACAGACTAATATGATACTCAACCACCTTGCCTTGACTGAGGCGGGACGCGCCGGGGACAAGGTAAAAGTATTGATTAGCAAACAAAATTCACAAAGGAGAAACACTATGGAAGAAATGGAAGACGACGAGAAAAAAGTCGAAAAAACCAATGAAGACATGGAACTCGGCGGCGAAGAAGGTGGCCTTGAGAAACACGAAGAACGTGAAGAACTAACACTTTCCGGGCTTAAAGAACAAATGGATCAAATGATGGAAATCCTGACAGCTGTTGTTGATAAGATCGGCGGCACGAAGGAAAACGCTGACACATCCGGTGGAACAATGGATGATGATGAAATGAGAAAACAGCCTCCGGCTGAAAAGCAAAATTCGCTTTCACCTGGTCAGGTTGAGGCAATTATCTCGGAACGGTCACAAGCTATTGAAAGCGCAAGATCGGTTCTTGGAGCCGACGCCGCGTTGTATTCTGCAAAGATGAACAGCACAGCCGATTTCATGCGGTTTGTCCTTGTTAAGTCAGGCGAATATGATGCAAACAGCGTCAAGAAATTAAACAGCCTTCAATTGAAAGCTGAGTTTAATTCCGTGGCAAAGTACGCAAGTAAGCTGAATTCTATGCAGACAAGTCAAGAGTCTTACACTGAAGAGTCCGGGGCTGATTTTTTCAATGACTCTAAATTTTTAACAAGGTAAGGTAGAAAATGAGTGAAGTAAACCAAAATCCTTCAGTACTTTCGATTTTTCAAAAGTCTGATTTAAACGCCGGATTATTCGGCAGGGTCGCCGCTGGCGCAAGGACTGAAAGACACGCTCAGTATCAAGATGTATACTGGGGAACTTTTTCAGAATGGACATCAAATGGTCTTGTATCTCCTACTTACAGCACAACTGAGCTGATAGGTGTTCAGGCAATTTCAAACGATGGCACTCAAGCCAATATCGCTTTGCAAATAGCTGGAGCCGGGTCAATCGGGACTGTAATGAAAGAGGGATATGTCATTTGTCGTATGGACGTTGACAATAAGCCTTCCGTGGGACAGGCTGTGTCTGTAAACCTTAACACCGGGAAAATCGGTTATGTAACCGGGCTGACTTCAGGCGGTGTGTTGAACATTGCGAAGGCTCTTGCAAGAGTCGTGGCAGTATATGACACCCATTGCGAAGTTGAACTTGCCGGGAATACAGTACTTGCCTGTACTTATGTTGCATAAGGCGAAGGAGTAAAAACGAAATGGAAATAAGAGAATATAAAGATCCGAAATTTGAGTCTTTCATGCAAAACATAATGTCTCTGGGTCATAAGATTAACTCTGTTATCAAAGAACAAAGACTCGGATCAATTCCGGGGAAAATCTTTGAATTTAACAAAGTTGTCCGTGAGCAAAGCATGGTCACAGACAAGCGAAACGGAAAGCAGATCGGGATAAAACACAACTCAATCATTCCGAACGCTGAACTTTTCAGCCTTGCGCTTGAATTGGTCCAGCCAGCAACGGAAGAGTTTGAAGCCTCAAACATATTTGAGACTGACACTGGATACGCTCCGGGGGCTGAAGTTGTTGGCTTTGACAACCTGACCAGAACCGGGGAAGCCCGTCTGTCTGGCCGTGGTACTGAAAACGGTGACATTCCGAGAGCTGATATAAGTCTTGGACGAAACACACAAGTGATCGGGAAACTTGACACTTATGTGAAAGTCACCATTGACGACATTCAAAGGGTAGCCGCAAGAAATAACGCTGGTATTGCTCCAATGCTTGATTTAATGGCAGAGAAAGCAAGTACAGCGCGTTTCGTGATTGGTCGACAGCGTGAACTTTTAATCTGGCAAGGCGGAATTATTGAAGATAAGAACATGGGTATTAAATCCCTGCTTTCTTACTTTTCAACAACTGCGGCAGATTATAACGCAACAACTCCGGCCTATGGACGTGAAATTGCTGTTGCTACAAAAGAAAGCGCGACAACATGGGAAGCTAAACTTGCCCTTGCTTCAGGTAAAGGCGGGATGTATATCATGGAAGACATCTCAGACCATATCAACTATGTTCAAAGGCTTGGCACTTACACCGTGACACATATTATCCTGACAAGATACTGGATGAATAAACTTTCAACCATTCCTTTCAGTTTATATGATTCCCGTCCGATTATCGCTGTAATCCGTGAGGCACTTCCAGGCGTCAAGTTTGTTGGTACAACTGCCCTTGAAGGTAGTACAGCTCGTTCTGCTTACGGTAACTCTGACATGGTATCAAGGAAATCTGGTTTTATCGCAATCGACGCAAGAAAACAAAACTTCGTTATTGCTGACCCTGAACCAGTGAATTTCATGCCTGCCTTTGTTGAGGCTGATGGCTCTGTCAAACAGGTTGCTCGTATGCAGTCAGCCGGGATACTGGCAAAACACAAAAGTGCTATGTCAATGGGAACCGGTATCGACCCATAAAAGGCAATTAAGATGACGGCAATCTATATATTAAACGCAATGAGTCCGGTCACTTTAGATCAGGACAAAGCCGCGATAAATATTGAGGTTGCCGCTTCTTTTGTGGCGTTAAACAATATCCCGGATGATACGATTGGTACTATCAGCCGTCGGGAGCTTGCAAAGGCTCTTTACGCTGGACACCTTTTCAGTCAGGCCGGGATTTTGTCGCCTGTATTATCGGAAAACTTTGACGGCGGGTCCGTATCATTCCAATCTTTTAATCTTGGGGATAAGGACGGGGCGTCAACTTGGTATCAGGAATTTTCTAAACTTATTCCTGATTTTCATAGTCCAATGGCTATTATATGAAGCGTAAAGATAACGGATGGAAGAATCATTACAAGGCCTTAAAACAGCTTTCAAGCATGAAAGTCCAGATCGGAGCTATTGGAGATCATGCGCCTGACACTCCAGGAGGTAAATCAGTTCCAAACGCTGTAATTTTAAGACTTGCTGAAACCGGTTATCCATCGAACGGAATTGAGCCTCGTTTCGCAATTACACGGGGATTGCATGAAAACGTACCTTACCTTTCCAAACTTACAAACAATCTTTTAAGGGTCAACCATTCAAAGAAAGGCTTTGATATTAAAAAGATCGGTGACGGGATAGGAAATGCAATGGTTCAGATTATTCGTGGAACTATTATGTCAGGACTGACTCCGGCACTTAAACCAGATTATTTAAAAAAGAAAACCGAGCAAGGTTTTTCTGATTTGCCTTATGTTAAAACTCATCAATTAATTAACTCCATTGACTACGGAGTCAAAGAATGAACGAGCGTAATATTATAAGGACTTTCAGCCGTGCGCCGATCACGTCCGTGTCATGGACAACTGTTACGCTTGGTAAAGATCCAGACGGGAGCGGATTTGACACTGAGACAGAAAGTGTGCCGGTCGTGCTTAATGGATGGGTGACAACTCCGCGACCAAATGAATTTGTCCAGAACGAAAAAGGTCAGCCGGTTATCATTGATAACATTATTTACTTTTTGGGCTTTGTTAATATTCAGGAAAATGATTATCTGACTTATGTTCCCAAAGATTCATTGACAGCGATTAAATCCCAAGTTAAGAAATTTAATTACAAGAAGAAATGGGATTACTCAGCGGCAAGCGTTCAATATTTAAAAGAGAGGGCGCGTGTCTAATTTCATTAAGCAATCAGGAGGGTCAAAACTTGGCGCGATTCATACCCTACTTGAAGCCGCAACCGGTGTTCCTATTGGTCGAAGCGGTCAAATTAATGACAGATCCCCACGTCCGTTCATGGTTTATGATCAGACCTTGCCTGAAAAGAAATATAAAAGACATCAAATCATGAAGCAATACGTTGTCCCAGATTTACCAGGGACACCGACAGCGCAATATAAAAACCCTCATAAATTCTCGATTCAGTATACAATTGTTTTCAATTCACAGGATGCCAATTGCCCGGTTGTTATCCAAAATTTAAGCCGGTATTTAGTAACCGACAAATTTAAGCTGGCAATGGATAAACTGGATGTCAAATTTTATATGTCATCTGATATTGTAGAAAACATTATCCCGATTGAGGGATTTACTGACAGGCAATTTATTTTCGTTATTGATTATTTTTGGGCTGACATCTGGACTGACTCTGATAATGATGCCACAGTGGGGGCGATTACAACGGCCAATATTGCAGAGACTACAGCTCCGGGAGGATCTTGATTTCATGGTAACATTTTTAACAGTTCTTAAATCAAAAACACCAGAGGAATTCAAAGACTTTAATTCAGGTTATGCAATTTATAAACCAGAACACGTTTACGCTTTAAAAAAGCAAATCGAAATCCATTACCCTCACCCGCACCGTTTTATCTGTCTGACTGACGTGCCTGATATGAAGTGTGGAACGATACCTCTTAAACATGGCCTTAAAGGATGGTGGTCAAAGATTGAACTTTTCCAGCCTGAACTTGTCAGCCAAAATCTAGATGACGTTTTCTTTTATTTCGATCTTGATACAGTTTTAACAGGCGACATCACGCCTTATGTCCATGCAGAATATAAGATCGCCGGACTTGCTGAAGTCAACGCGCCGGGGCTTGTTTCAGGCCGCCTCGGTTCCGGAATCATGGCTTGGCGGGGGGATTGGTCTGTCATTTACAATACGTTCATGACAAACCCGGATCATTACATGGAAAAGTACTTTGTAGGCGGGGATCAACATTTAATCAATGATATTGCAGTCAAGCAAAACGGCGGATTTGTTGCGATTCAAGACATCGCACCCGGGTGCTTAAATTACAAACATGATTTACCTGGGGATAAAAATGCGATTGAAAAACCGATTCCCGAAGGGGCAAAAATTGTATATTATCACGGAGTACCGAAGCCTTGGGAAACAAAAAATACTTGGCAAGTAAATGGAATATATGATATTAAAAATTATTAAGGAGATAAAATATGTCATCAATTAAGGACATTAATGGAAGTATTTCAAGCGGGTATGTTCCCGTAAATAGAGTCGGATTTGACGTGCCGATGATTGTCGGGGTAACTGGTCAAAGATATGTTTTAAAAACAGGTTCAGGTGTAAATGGGCTTGTTGTTAAATCTGTAAGTCGTGACACCGGGTTCAACATTCAAATAATTGTGACAGGTTCCTCTTATGTTTATAACAAAGTGGGGTCTGACATCACAATCACAGTTCCAACAACTCACACAATCCGGGCCTTAATTGCAGACTTTGCCGTATCAGGAGGGGCATTGTCTCCTTTTATCAGCCTTGAGGCATTGACAACCGGGGCTGGATCGCTAACAGCGATTGCCTCAACTGCAATGTCGGCCCTCGGTGTTTATACAAACATTCAAGATATTTCACAGCTTAAATATTATTATGATGAAACTGACCCAGAGTATGTCATGATTAATAATATGCTTGGCGGTCAAGACACTCATGTGAATAATATTTATTTACTTGATGTGTATTCAACACTTGATGTTTATGGCGTGCCTACAAGCACAACCAGGGACAGGATACAGCTTTATGATACAGGTGACTGGTATTTTGCCCTTGTTTCATCAACTGCCGTGACTGTTATTGATGGCGTTAATCAGTATATTTCAACTGTTAAGCGTCTCATGGGAGCAACAACCTCAGACGTCGCGGATCTTGCCACAGTTCAGGGAAATATCGTTTATGTTGTTCATCCTTCAGCTAATAAAGACGATCACCCGGAGGCAAGCTGGGTGGCAAAGGCTCTTGTCCCGGTTCCAGGGTCAAGCTTGTGGAAGTTTGTAAAAAACCTTCAAGGACAGACAGCGAATACAACATCCGATTTGACAGCTCTTTTAGCAGTAAGAACAGCACAAGGAAATTCTTACACAACTCAAGGCGGGCAAAGTTTCATGAACGACGGTCTTGTGAATAATATCGGGGCGTCATCAACAAGCCCGGATTATATTGACGCTCACATCTTAAAAGACTGGATTGTCTTAAATTCCGAAGCGGATATATCATCTTTGTTCTTGTCAAAAGTCTCTCAAGGTTCAAAAGTTGATTATGATGACAAGGGGATAAATGAGATTTTTTCAACTGTCATGAACAGACTTTTGACAGCGGCTAAAAATGGAGCAATTGCCAGGGTTTCTCCGGGTAATAACACACAAGCCGCTTTAAGCTATGACGGCGTTTACAGATACGGCGGAACAAAGCCAACACGGGCAAGCATTGAAGCTACAAGCCCGGACGACATTGTCCAAAGAATCTTAAACAATTTAACTTTCTGGTATATCCCATCTGGGGGAATTGAGAAAGTTACTTTCACAGGTCTTGAATTAATCACAGAGATTGCGACAGCATAAAGGAGAAAATAAATGGCATTTACAGTAGGTACTTACAGCATAAATGATGTATCAGCCGTGGTCAACGGCTGGACAATTCAGGCTCTTGCGTCTGACAAGCCGCTTGAAATTACAAGAACAACCCCGGAAGACTGGAAAACAAAAATCGGTGCAAAGGGAGAAGGAACCTTTGTTTATCAACCCGATAAATCAGGTAATATGATAGTTCGTGTAAAACAAAATTCAATTGATGATAATAAGACACTTCACGCTTTAAAGGAAGCGGGAGCAATTTTCGTTACTGAATTTTTTAATACTGTAACACAAGAACGAGCGTCTTCACAGTTCTGTAAAATTGGCAAGATTGCCCGTATTGAGTTTAACTCATCTGATGAAGCTGATCTTGAGTATGAAATTGTCTGCGTTGAGATAGTCGAAACCAGGGGTAAATAATGGCAATTGATATTGACATTGTAAAAAAGCTCTACAGTTTTGAAATTGAAGACAATCCGGAGAATAAGAAAATACAGTACTTAAATTTCAAGGACGGGACAAGGTATAAAATCCAACACCCGTCCGTGATGGAAATTCATATTCTGATTCATGATTCAGAAAACCCGGAAACTTCTTTATTCGCAAGAGGTATTCAAACTTTATACCCTGCCAATGATAAGTCACCTAAAATTGACGAAGAGTACCTTGAAGCTAATCCAAACGAGCTTGAAAAATGGTCTCTTATAGTCAGGGGGGTACTTTCTCAACGCTGGACGAAAATACAGCCGGCGAATATTCCAGAAAAATTATCTTGACATTATCAACGGCGGTTTTTTAACATATTCAGAAATGTATGAAATTACATGGTGTCAATATGTAAAATTGTGGTCAGATTTAAACGAAAGGGGGTTCTTTGATGGCTGAATTACCATTGCAAACGGTTGTTGCAGAATACGCGGTCAAAGACCTTGCCACGAAATCAGTCAAGGCCATTGACAAAGAAATCACGAAATCTGTAAAATCAACCGAGCAATTTGAAAAAGAATTAAAAAAGACAGAAAGCTTGCTCGGTAAAGTAAGCAAGGCCGCCAAGGGCATGGGCTCAGGCGTCGCCGGGGCCGGGAAAGGTGCAATCGGAGGAGCCACGGCGGTGGCAGGTGCAGCAACTTCAGGACTTGGTGCGTTGCCGGTTGTCGGTGGGTTAATGGCCGCTGTTATTGCGTCAATTAACTCAGTAAAAAATCAATTCGTTTCCGGGCTTTCATTAAAGAAAGAACTTTTAACCCTTTCAACCGATGTCCAGGCGTCGTTTAAAGGCAAACAAAAAGAGGCTTTAAAAGCCTTTGACACCTCGTTTTCATTTAAGCCACAACAAGAACAACTTCTTTCAAGTCTCTCAAATCTTGGAGTTGACATCAAGGATATGTCAAAAGAGAATTTGAAAGTCATTGAGAATTTTGCGAAATCACAGGGCAAAGACCTTGAAAAAGTTTTCGACGGCGCGATCAAATCAGGTCATGGTTTAACTGATGTTCAGAAAATCCAGGCTCAACAATATCAGGCAATGATCAAAGCCGATAACCCTTTTACATCAAAAACAGGGTTTAAGCTGATGATTGAACTTTTAAAGCAAGTCAATCCAGAACTTCAAAAGGTTGCGAAAAACAATCAGGTATTGACATCCGGTACTCAAGGATATATTACAGCAGTCAAAAAGAAACAACAAGAAATGGATCTTTTTATGGTTGATACCCCTGAGAAAATGAAGTCAGGGTTTAAATCTTTTGAAGCAGCACTCGAATCTGAAAAACTTGTCAGAAACTTAACTGCAACCGTTGCCGGATCTGCAAACTTTGTGATTAAGGGGTCAGCGAAGACAATAAATACACTTTTAAGCGGTGGGCAAAGTAATGAAGAAAAACGGCAGGCCGGACGCGAACGTGTAAGTCAATTATTGCAATCTCAAAAAGGGATGGTTTGGAGTAATAAAGAAAACAGATATTTGCCAGCAAGGGCAAAAGGCGGTCCGGTTCAAAAAGGTAAAGCCTATATGGTTGGCGAACAAGGCCCTGAACCATTTATTCCTAACGAATCAGGAACGATCATACCTAACAGCCAGATCAATAATATAAGAAATAAAAACAACACAATTAATAATAATTTTAACAGAAATGAAAGCCGACAGAATGTTCAAAATAATAACAAAACTGAAGGCAATCGAACAATAAACTTTAATCCTGTTTTTAATATTTACGGAGATAATGGAAATATGAAAAATCAAATAAGCGGGGAGCTTGACAACATGGCTCGTTCATTGGCTCATTACATGGGGATTCCTTTACCACAATAATTATGGCACTACTCGGACAAGTCGGACAGGTCGCATCGGTTTTTGGGGACGCTCTTGCTTTTGCAAGTTCATTTACTCAGCGTCAAGTCAGTATATCTGAAAAACCTCCTATTCCCGGTCTTAATTTCTCGGTTCCTGTTGTTGGTCAAAATACAGTTATACTTGAGGTTACTGAAACCGAAGACATGACATTGTCAGTCGGGATAACTGACAAGCCAGTGGCAGATATCGGGGCGGCGGTTGACTATATTGCGAGACGTCCTCCAAAATTCACAATAAGCGGCATTATTTCAAATACAAATCTTGATGTATTGGCTGACCCCTTGGGCTTTGCTTTATCCAGGGCTGGTGCGGCGGCTCCTGAGATTGCAAGTGCAATCAATCAGGCCGTCGATGTTGGCGGACAGTTTTTTGATCTTGGTGGGGACGATATTGATAATAAAATCAAGCAACTTTACGAGTGGCAAATAAACGCGATATATGTTCATCATTTTGGGGTCAGGCTTCAAATTAATCACTGGTTGCAAGATACTGATCTTATTAACTGGTTGATTGAAGAAATAAACCCTCGACATGATCTTGACACAGGTGACGGGGTAGGGATTCAGATAGTATTCAAGGGTATGATTGGATATAGTACAGGAAATGCAAGAGGACAAGGCGGGATATTACAGGAAATAAACGAATTTCAAACATCTTTATCAAGTCTTAACCCATTCGGAGGTATATGATAATACAGACGTCCAAATATCTTGACATCAAGGCGTCAGAATTTCCAACTGAGAAATATTACAACTTTTCCGGGAAAGTATATCTTTTCAAGTTTAAGAAAAATGCAATCGGGTTTTATACTATTGAAATATGGGACGCAAAAAATCAAAACTTTTTATATTCAAATCAAATAACGTATGGGGTGACAATTTGCGATTCAGCCCTTGCCCCATTTATGGATAAAATTATCCCCCTTAATCTGGCTGTTTTAAATGGTAATTCCGGGACAATTGACATAAATGATGATACTTTAGGCAACAAGGTAAAACTTTATACGGATATTTCAGAGGTTGAAAATTGAGACAAGGAATTATTTCAATCCTTGAATATTACGGAGGCCAATATTGGCCAAATCAGGAAATAATTTTCAGACAGCCTTATCATCCGTGGGGGCTTGCATACAGCTTTAATTTTACAAAAGGGATATTCACTCCTTTTTCAACGTGTACAATCGTAATTTATAACCCGTCTCCGGAAATCACGGATTCACTTAAATTTGATCCTAATAATCCTTTTAATCGTCCTAAAATAGAAATACGAGGGGGGGAGTCTGAATCAAGGCTATTAAGTTACACCCCTGGAACCCCGGCGGCTCAAGGTGAACTTGCTCCTTTAAAATCAGAATTACCGCTTTTATACACAGGTTATCCGTTTTTTTTCAGTGAAGACAAGCAGATTGGGGGGAAAACTTTGACAATTCAATGCTCGGATATGTCTCAAGATGTTGCGACTATACGGATAAATGATCAATTTATAAGTGGAACACCTGTTCTTTCTATACTTCAAAAACTTTTCCCTGACGCAGATTTGACAGAGGTTGCAAACGGTTTATCAGGTGTAGTGACTGAAAATCCTGTATACTATAATAATTTACTTTTACATTCTCAAGTATTACCAGAACTTGCAAGAATTTATAAATTCAGATATTATTTTACACAAGGCGGGATTGTAAAATTTACAATGTCAGGGATTCCGCAAGATGGGAACAAAACGACAATAGTAAACAATACGACTGGATTAATAGAATACCCGGTTTCTATTAATTGGTGTTTTTGGAATATAAAGACTTTTTTCGGGAGACCTGTTGTCTTTTATCCGGGCCAATGGATGACGGTTGACCTTACAAATCTAAAAGGGTCGCAAGTCTTGTTTTCAAACACGGGCGGGGTGACTGAATTTTTCGGTAAAAAAAGCGGGTTAGTTGTTGAGGCAAAATACAACTGGCAAGATGAATCAGCAGAAATACAATATACAATCAGCCCGGATGGTTATCCTGTGGAGACAAGCCCGATTCAAGCGTTATGAGTGAAAAGTTAATTAAAATATTGATCTCTTCAATGGAAAAACTTATGACAACTGTCGAGGTGTCATTTGTTGCCCGTATTGTCAGTTATGATAAAATCAGTATGACGGCTGAAATCACTCCGCTTTTAAAAACTGAGACGATTGACAAGGACGGATCGACGGTTGTGACTGAATCTCAAAATATAAAAGACGTGAGAGTTGAAAGGATGCCAGGTATTCGGCCAATATACACGGCAGGTGATCTTGTCAAAGTCATCATTTCAGCTTCACCAATTGATGGACCGATTGAAAATGATCGGCCTGTTGATACTTTAAAGCATAAATTCAAGCTTAATTTCTGTACAATTACGGGGCGGGTCCATCCGAAAACATTTACGGCCCCGGATCAATATTCAAATGACGGCCTCATTTTAAATGATGATCCGAACTTTTATATTAATTTTAAATCTGACCAGGTATACATCAAGGGGAAAACTGTTATTGACGGGGTACAAGAGGTCAACGGGAATTCCCGGTCACTTGTTACACATGCTGAACTGAATACAGCTTTACAAACCATGTTAAGTGTAATAAACACAACCTTTGCAAGTAAATTAGATGGTGGGGGGTCCCCTGGGACAGCAACTCTTGACATTTCGGCGGCAAAAACAGACAACATTAAAATAGGAGCGGGATAAATATGTATACCCCTAAATTAGAAAACGGTGACATTGTTCTTGATCAATCAGGAGTTTCAACCAATTTGACAGGGAAATCAGCGGCAACACAAATCGTTCAAAACGCTTTTCTTATGTGGAAAGGAGAATGGTTTCTTGAGCCAAGTCACGGGATTGATTGGCTTTCTATTATGAAGAAAAACAAGTCAATTGACGACATTATTCAAATAATATCAACCGGGTTAATTAAAAATCCATATATTCAAAAGGTTGTTGATATTACGATTGATTTCGTTGATGATACTGACAGAAAATTAAGACACGCGACATTAAATTATATTGTTTTGATTGACAACGCAAATATCACAGGGAGTATATCACTATGATTGCAGGTGTCACAGATGGGGGCTTCGTAAGACCTTCTATTGACGAAATCGAGACCTATGTTGAAAATAAAATCAAGGCCGTTGCAACTGACGCAAGTGGAAATGAACCAAACATGGTCGCCCCTGAATTTTGGGGTATTGAAAAGGGCGTGAATGTCGCTTTATACAATGATTTCATTTCAATACTTGAAAGACTCTATTATGATTTATTCATTTTAACAGCCACAGGCGTGGAACTTGACCGCCGGGCTTACCCTACTACCAGGCTTCAAGCGAGTCAGTCCGAAGGAACTCTCTCTTTTACAGGAGGAAGTGCCGGAGGAACTGTACTACATACAGCAGTATTTGAGACGGAAGACGGTAGACAATACAGTTTAGTAAGCGATCTTACCCTTGATTTATATGGGGATGGTTCTGGGGATGCTAAATCTGTTTTAACAGGCTTGGATCAAAACTCTCCAATCGGAGCAATTCGGTTTATTCCTGTACCAATATCCGGTATGCCTTTATTACAAGTCAGTAATTCAACAGCCATGCTTAACGGGACAGACATCGAAACTGACGCAGATTTCAGAACAAGGATAGTCGAAAATAACGCTATCGAAAAAACGTCCTCTTTACCAGCAATGAGGGCGGCAGTTTTACAGGTTTCCGGTGTTACGGCCGTTCACCCATATGAAAACCTTGGGGATGGGTTTGACGTTGATCTTGTTCCTCCTGGGGGTATTGTCTTAACTGTAAAAGGCGGGGCTGATCTTGATGTCGCAACTGCGATTTATAACACAAAACCAGCGGGAAATCCTTCATGGGGGACTGAAACAGTAAACGTAACTGATCCAACAAACGGGATAATTTATCCGATTAAGTTTAGCAGGGTAACAAACGTGCTTATTTATGTTGAGGCAACCATTACAACTGACGGGGATTATGTCCCGGCTGTATCTGATGATACAATAAGACAGCAAATACTTAATTACATCGGGGGTGTAAATCCTTCCAGTGTAACCAGCGACGGGGTTGATATTGCAGAAACAGTTTACGCATGGAAAGCGGCTGCGGCTTGTTTTGAGCTTAATGATAAAAATAAAATACCTGGACTTTTAAATATAGTTGTAAAACTTGGAACAACTGCAATTGATATAACTTACGACTCGTTGTCGATGACTTCAACACAGGAGGCATACACTGATTTTTCAGTGATTACAATCTTGTGAGTACACTAACAATTGAACAAGTGCTGGCTCTTATACCTGATGAGGTGTACAGTAAAGATACAGATTCAAATGTGTACAAGGCCATGCTTGTAAAGGTTCAGATATTTGAGGATCTTTTTTACATTGCAGAGCAGATCAGACTTATAAAAGACATCACAACTGTGACGGGGAAAAGCCTTGAAAATTGGGCGGCTGATTATCAATTAAAACGCGACGGGTTGACTGACGATGAGTTAAGGATCAGGCTTGCGACAAAGATTTCATCGGGGGAATATGGAACAACGATTCCAGGGATAATAAAGACATTAATTGGGTTCGTTGATCCGCCTGAAGACTTAATGGTGACAGAAAGATCAGATGTTTCACTCGGCGTCTTGTGGGATGGTCTTGATTTCTGGGATGGTTCAAAAATGTGGTCAGGTTCAGGTTCATACAGGCCAAGAACTGTTGACGTGTCTCTTGACTTTGTAACTGGTATATCTGACCCGGTGACAGGCGCGGCAATTGACAAAATGAAAAATTATATTAAATCTGCCGGGATAACGATGTCGGTTGAATATTTTTAAAAGGAATTAAAATGGCAAGAGTAATTACATACCCTACAAAATATAAGACACTAGCGGCAATTAGCCCGGTTTTATATTCAGATCAAAACACTGAAGTTAATCAGATATATCAGGATTTAAACGATCTTGATTCCGGAATGGCTTTAAAAGGCGGGGAAAGTACACAAGATTTTATTTCAAAATTATTAACAACAAATGATATTGTTCATAAAAATTATAATATTAATGATAAAATTGAAGCTGTAAAGGATTTAAGTAATTTAGCGGGTACTGTTTCAGGTGCAATCGAAATAATTTTACCTCAGGATTGGTTCTACCATACTCCGATGTTTACAATACGACTAAGATCCAGCACCGCTCCATTTGTAGATTGTATAGCCTTGGTAAAAGCACAGATGCACGACACGTTAAGATGGAGGGGTGCTGCATTTACTTCCATAGAATTTATTGGAATTTATGGTAATACTCCTTTAGTTAAGTTTGGATACAAAACAATTGCAACAGTAGAATACCCTACAATAATAATTGGAGATCATACTGTAGATTCATGGTTCGCTTGCCAAGTTCAGATAGAATCGATATGGGGAGGGTATTCAGATTTACCTGTAAGTTGGTTAGATCGGAATAATTATTCGATTTCACTTGTTACAGCATTAACAGATTACACGAATCAGTTTGATATAATACCTTCTATTTACGGTGATAACGCAAAAATTGCAGGAAATTTAGAAGTAGATGGAAATGCTAAAATTGACGACTGGATTGAATTGGCTGTGGCCGGAGTTGGTTACAGCTTAATACATGTCTTCAATACCGGGAGAGTAGACTTCTACAGCAATGCTTATCTTGATGCAGATGTCGCTAAATTAAGAGTAACTGGGACATCATGGATAGAAGTCAACTCAGGCGGTAAATCTTTATACTCTTTTACCGGAACAGCCGGAGACACAATCACAATAACTAACGGGCATACTTTAGAAACCATTTCTGATAAATACATGGGATTACAAAGATTAGCAGATGGCAATTCAAGTTATCGGTTAATAAGTGCTGCTGGTGAATCAAATTATAACGCTATTCTTCAAAGACTTAGCGGAGCAAATGGGATTTTAAAACTTGTTAATAAAGGGACTGGGGATTTACAGTTTTACGTTAATGACACAACTCTTGCCTTAGCCTTATCCAGTGCTGGAGTAATTTCCGGAGCCGTTGAAACACCAACACTTCCGACTGTCTCATATGGAACGCATGTAAATATCACAGGGGCAGTGACTGTAACTGTTACAGCATTAACTAAAATTAATAGTACTTATACGATGTCATTTGCAGTGTCCGCAACAGTTACGACGGCAAGTTTGACAACCATTATAAGATTTAATTTAAGCGGCCTAACATTTTTGACAGTAAACGGTACTTGTAACGGACAATTTTCAGGAGCTGACCAGTCTTTATTTGTAAGATTAATCTCAACGTATATTGAGCTTGTTTCACCATCTGCTAATGCGGCTGGTGCATTAACAGCCAGCGGAACTGTTCAGTTTACCGTATAAATAAAGCCGGGATTAACCGGCTTTTTCAACTTCCTCAATTTCTTCCTCAGTATCCATTTCATCTTCGAGGGCATCTTCTTCCTCGTCTTCGATGTCAAACTCTTCAATTTCATCATCGCTTAAAGCGTATACCTGATGAAATACCGGTACATGTAAAATCAGCATTGTGATCAATATTAACTTTTTCATAAAATTAACATATAAATAATTGACTGTACAGACAAGTCTTTTAACAATACTGAATTATTAATATTTTATAGGAAGAAATATGTTTTTAACCATCGAAGAGCAACTTGTCCAAAATTTGAGTTTATCAGAATTATGGAAGGCACTTCCGACAATGAACGCCGTCCAATTAATTTTTTTACTTGTCTTGTTTTCTTTAATCATAGCTTTACTATTTGCTATTATTTTCAAATCACAACTTGAAAAATGGTTCAATAAATCCAACCAGGAAAAGTTTTCTTCATACCCTTGGCCGTCTGAAGAAAAAATAAATATTCATAATCTGACTGATAAACTGGCAAAAACCGAAGATGAAGCCAAAGAATTTAAAAAGATGCTTTTAAGAGAAATAGACTGGTTAAGAAAGGAAAATGTTTCAGGGAAACAGTTTTTAATTGATATGTCGAAAACAATTTATATGTCTGAGGCAATACGGAAAATGTTCAAGGAACTTGCCGAAGACTCCATAAAATTAAATATAGTCAGACTTATTTATGTAATCCCGTCTGTTAAGAAAAGTAAAAATCTTAACGATACTGAGAAGTTTTATGTTGATATTAAAAACCTATGTAAAAAATTTAACCGACCAGGGTCATGGGCCATAAAAGAAGGCATAAATCTAAAATTATTTAATTGAGGTGTAAACATGAAAGAATTCTGGAAACAAAACGGAATACCAATTGCAATAATTATTCTTGCATTGGCGACACATTACAAGGGGAATTTATGAGTTTAAACAGTCAATTAAAAGAAACAGGGGAAGATATAAAAGCAGGATTCGAAAAATTAAAGAATTCTGATTTCGGTAAATGGTTTAAAAAATCAGGCGGTCTGCTGGTTGGTTTAACAGGCGGTGTTATTGCTTTAATAATTGTCATCGCCTTAATCGGCCGTCTGGTCGCCGGACCTTGTGCGGTTGGCGGGACAATGAAGGAAAAAACATCTATCGAATATATTCAGACCTGCAAAATGAATATTCGCTTAAATTCAGTTGTCAAATTAAAAAAATACATTCCGAAATATGCCGACTATAAAGAACTTTTATTATTTGTTGAAACCGGTAAGTTTGAAAAATCGACTGAACCTGAAGTAAAACCCGAAGAAAAAAGCTTTATGCAAAAAATTAGGGATTTATTTTAAAAATGAAAGTCTTAAATATTGACCAATTCAAGGAATACATTAATAATTTAGAGGTTTCTCGTAAAATAACCATCATTCAAAATCACCATACATACAAGCCAAGTTATGAAGATTTTACCGGTAATAATTACGTTGATATACACGAGTCAATGAGATACTGGCATAAAGTTCATAAACACTGGGATGACATCGCACAGCATATAACAACTTTTCCGGATGGCAAATTGATAATCGGGAGAGATTTCGAAAAAGATCCTGTCGGAATTGCATGGCATAATCATGGAGCGTTATGCTTGGAACACGTTGGCAATTTTGATCTTGGCAATGATAATATGACAAACGAACATTCTGTTTGTATATTGAAGGTTAATAAAATACTATCTGATAAGTTTATCATTCCAATAAATATAAGCCGGTTTTATTTCCATCACTGGTTTGACCGTGACACTGGAGAAAGGACAGGCGGTGAAAGCGGGAACGTTAAAACTTGCCCAGGTACAAACTTTTATTATGGGAATTCAGAAAGTGACGGGAAGGATTTCTTAAATCTTGTTGCTGGGATTCAAGTATAAATTACGTAATATCTAATTAATACGAAGTTCG